CCAAGGACAGATTTCCGAGGAGCGAAACAAAACGTTATTTATGTGCGGTGTATACTGTCGTTTGAAGAATCCTGATGACTGGGTGTCAAAGTTTGAGGAAATCAATCGAACGTTATGTGCAGAACCTTTGCCTGCGGCAGAGGTAACAACCCTGGTTAAATCACTGAGCAAGAAAGAATATTTCTATACCTGTGAGCAAGAGCCGTTCAAGAGTTATTGCGATAAGGAGATTTGCAAGACTAAGAAGTACGGTGTTGGTGGTGATCAACCAGACATGCCCCAGATGGGTGGACTGACAACGCTTTTATCCGAGCCTCGACTGTACTTTATGGACGTGGGTGGTAAAAGGGTGCAGCTTTCAACTGAACAGCTACAGAACCAGACGCTTTGGCAACGCGCTTGCATGGAGCAGATCAATATGATGCCACCAACTGTTAAGGCCCAGTCTTGGCAGACAGCGGTCAGTAATTTAATGTTGGGTGCCACATACCTTGAGGTGCCCGAAGAACTAACGATGGTGGGTCAGTTTAAGGAACATCTTAGAGCCTACTGTACGAGCCGCATAAAGGCTATGGTGCCCGAAGAACTAGAGATGGGAAAGCCTTGGACCGAGGAAGGTCTAACGAGGTTCACGATCTCTGGTCTTATGGTATATTTGCACAACCGACATTTTACTTTTTACAATAGGGCACAGGTCCAAGAAGCATTGAAGACTTTAAACAATGGAGCCGAGGCTCATGGACATCAGAACATACTGCGCGAAGACGGGAAGAGATCCACGCTTCGAGTATGGTGGGTTCCTGCTTTTGAGGAGGAAGACATAGAACTAAACATCACGGAGGTTTCAGATGACATCCCCTTCTAATAGATTATTGCGTGTGTCGGAGGTAGCTGCACTGCTCGGCGTTTCCACATCAGCAGTATACAAATGGACTAAGGCAGGGGTTTTTCCTCAACCCTTAGTGCTAGGAGATAAGTCCAACAAGCGTACTGCCAGTAGGTGGGTGCTTACAGAGATAGAAGATTGGGTCAACAGTAGACCAAGGGAAAAGACCTATGATAAAGAATAGCACTATTATCTTTGGTCCTCCTGGTTGCGGTAAGACGTACACGCTTATGGAGATAATCCAAGAGTATTTGGATGACGGGGGCGATCCTTCAAGGATCGCCTTCATTTCTTTTACACGTAAGGCTATTGCAGAAGCCGTTGAACGTGCTTGTTCTAAGTTTTCTTTAACAGAGAAGGAGCTGCCCCACTTTAAAACCCTACATGCCACGGCCTTTTGGGGTTTGGGTTTGCAGCCAGACGATCTAATGAAGGCAAAAGACTACAAGGAATTGGGTCATTCGTTGGGAATACTTATAGACACTAGGGACGGCGTGTCTCCAGACGATGGTTTACCCCAGGTTCAAATAGGTGGATCGGGGAAATTGTACCTTGATATGGTGGCGCGTGCTCGATCAAGAAGGATACCGCTGCAACAGGAATATAATGAAGCGGCGAATTATACAATTTGGTTTTCAAAATTGCAACAGGTAGAGAAACAATTACAAGAATATAAGAGCAAGATGAGCAAGGTAGACTTTGCAGACTTCATAGAGAAGTATATTGAGATAGCTGAACCCCCTTACTTGGATCTTTTAATCGTTGACGAGGCACAAGACTTAACGCCCGTGCAATGGGAGATGGTTAATGTGATGTCCAAGAGAGCAGATAAGGTGTATCTTGCAGGGGATGACGACCAAGCGATCCATCGCTGGACGGGTGTTGATGTGAACGAGTTCTTGAAAGCCTCTGAGGATGTACAGATTCTAACTAAGTCTTATCGAATGCCTGTAGAGGTGTTTAATCTTTCCAAGCGTATTGTTAAACGCATACGTACTAGGAAGGTAAAGGAGTTTGCACCAGCTAAAGAACAAGGCTCGGTTACTTGGCACAACAGTCTTGCAACTCTACCTTTAGATACAGGTTCGTGGACCATCATGGCTCGAACCAACAGCTACGTATCAGACTTCGCTGATCAGATTAGGAGCTTTGGGTTTTTGTACAGCATAAAAGGAAGGCCTAGTATCAAGCCAGAGGTAGCGGAGGGCATAGAGATATGGCGACGTTTACAGAATGGTGAGCGTGTTGGGGTGTATTTAATTAAGAATCTATACAAGAACGTACCCAAGCAGGGAGACGGTGCGGTTGTGAAGCGAGGTTCGAGCACCTTGTTGGAGGCAGCACCAGAGGATGGTTCGTTAAACTATAACGATTTGGTTCGGGAGTATGGGATGAAGGCACCGATAGATCGTAGTTGTTTTTCTATAATGAACTTGGGTCGAGATGATAGGTTATACATTGAGGTTATTGAGGAATCAGGGGAGAGTATTATGGATACGCCTCGCATTAAGTTGTCCACGTTTCATGCGATGAAGGGTGGGGAGGATGACAACTGTTTAGTTTACACGGGATCAACAAAGGCTTGCGTTGAGAGCAAGCATCCAGACGATGAGCATCGTGCGTTTTATGTGGGCGTTACAAGAACCAAGAAGAACTTACACATTTTAGAATCAGCAAAGAAATACAGGTATGAGATATGAAACGAGAAGAGATACTACAAAAAGCAGAGGGCTACATCAATGGTCCCAGAGCCAAGGACTATGGAGATGCCACCACGAATCACATGCGTGTGGCAAGGCTATGGTCCGTGATCCTTGGACAAGACATAACAGTTGACCAGGTGTATTTATGCCTGGTGCAATTAAAGGTATCACGTTTGATCGAGACACCAGAACACGAGGACAGTTGGGTAGACATCTGTGGCTCCGCTGCACTGGGTGGAGAAGATTAATGGCAAGAGACCGTAAAGACAAGAGTACAATAAACTTTCTTGAGCGCATGGATATAGATATCATCGACAAGGATTGGAACATACCAACGGAGTATCCAGACCTTACAGGATATAAACAAATAGCCGTGGACCTTGAGACATGCGACCCCAACCTAAAGAAGTTTGGCCCAGGGTGGGCAAGGAACGATGGGTTTATCGTTGGCATCGCTGTTGCAGCAGGGGATTACTATGGGTACTTTCCCATCCGGCACCAGAACGGGCACAACCTAGATCCAAAGGTTACGATGAAATGGTTCAAGAAGCAGATGGCAACACCCAACATAGATAAGATCATGCACAATGCGACCTACGATGCGGGTTGGCTAAGTGCAGAGGGCGTTGAGATACAAGGTCGGATCATTGATACAATGGTCACAGGGGCTATCGTTGACGAGAACAGATTTTCCTACAGCCTAAACAACTTGGGCCGTGATTGGATTGACATGCGGAAAGACGAGCGGCTGCTTCGAGCAACAGCAAAGGACTGGGGCATAGATCCAAAGGCAGACATGTGGATTCTACCACCCTCAAAGGTCGGTGCCTATGCCGAGCAAGACGCCGTGATGACGCTTAAGTTATGGGAGCGATTGCGGATTGAACTAGACAAGCAGGAACTCTGGAACATATGGGAACTAGAAACAAGCCTGATACCCTTGATGGTGGAGATGAAACAGAGAGGGGTTCGAGTAGACATTGACCAAGCGGACATAGCAAAGAAACAATTGCAGGTTAGAACCAAGGAGCTACGTGCGTTTATCAAGGACAAGACAGGCATAGCCATAGAACCGTGGGCAGGGTCGTCTGTTAAGACTGTGTTTGAAACGTTAAACCTGAAGTATCCTAAGACGGAAGCAGGGGCACCATCCTTTACCAAGCAGTATCTGTCCTCCCATCCACACGAAGTGGCCCAGGCGATCGTTAAACTGCGTGAGGCGGACAAAGCAGACAGTACATTCATTGACAGCATCTTGCGTCATGAGCACAAGGGCAAGATCCATGCGGAGTTTCACCAACTAAGGTCCGATGACGGAGGAACTGTAACGGGGAGATTTTCTAGCTCCAACCCTAACTTACAGCAAATCCCTGCACGAGATCCTGTTATTAAGAAACTAATACGGGGCTTGTTTATTCCTGATGACGGGTGCAAGTGGGGATCGTTTGACTACGCGAGCCAAGAACCAAGGCTCTTGGTGCATTTTGCAGCAAGCCTACCAGACTCACGCAAGCACTCGATGGTTGATACAATTGTGGAAGAGTACCACACAGGGGATGTGGATCTACACCAGATGGTGGCAGACTTTGCAGGGATCACACGTAAGGAAGCCAAGACCGTGAACCTTGGAATTATGTACGGAATGGGGGTGGCTAAGTTAGCTAACCAGTTGGCGGTCACAAAGGAGGATGCAAAAGAACTACTTCAAACGCACCACACAAAGGCACCTTTTGTTAAAGGCCTGGCGGAGATTGCAAGTTTACAGGCACAGAACCACGGCGTTATTCGTACACTCTTAGGACGCAAGTGCAGGTTTCATCTTTGGGAACCCAAGACCTTTGAGTACAACAAACCAAAAACCCTTGAGGATGCCAAGAAAGAATACGGCATGAACATACGAAGGGCGTTTACTTACAAGGCTCTAAACAAACTCATACAGGGCAGTGCTGCTGACCAAACTAAGAAGGCAATGGCGGACTGCTACAAGGAGGGCCTTGTTCCAATGCTCACGGTGCATGACGAACTGTGCTTTTCAGTAGAGAACCAGGAGCAAGCATCGAGGATTACGGAGATTATGGAGACAGGCTTGGATCATATCCTTAAGGTTCCCTCTAAGGTAGACGAAGAACTAGGAGATAACTGGGGCGAGGTTGGTTAGGTGTTGGCACTTTGACGCTCGGCAATTAGTTGCGTAAGCGGATTGGTTCCAGCTAGAACTCTTGTTGCACTAACCGTGTTATCTTTGTTCACCGTGCCAGAGGATATAATGTTTGGCGCTACGTTGTTCTGGGATACTGGTTCTCCAAATAATTCTTGATTGACAGGCGCTTCTGGTTGAACGGGAACTCCAAATAATTCTTGATTGACAGGTTGTTCCTGTACTCGTTCTTCAGGGTTTAGGTCAATGTTTTTAAGTTGGTTGGTTATGTTTCTTAATTCTAACAAAGGTAACGTTTCAATCACCCTTGGCTGACCCAACATTATTGTCTCTTGTCTAATTTGTTTTATAAGATCGCTAGATATTGTAAAAGGAAGAAACTTTCCTCTCATTGCAAAACTTATTTCTCTTCTTCCCATTCTAGCTTGTTTTGATAAAGACCTTCTAATTTCTGCGTCAGTTAATCCCAATGTTCTTGCGGCGTTTATATGTGCAAACAATTGTGATTGTTGTGTTAACAAATCTCTATTGGCTTCTTGGAAGGCATTTATAACAGATTCATTTGTAGAGTCATTTCTTCCTGCTGCTTTTTTAAATTCTCTTAACAAACCACTTCTATTGCCTTTATACTCTGCACCTTTGTAGTAAAAAGTATTGTTTAAATCTGCTTCCATTTCACGAAATCCAGTCAACATACTCGCTGCTTCTTCCGCTAATGTAAAATTCTCACCATAACCACCAGGGGTATTAGTTATAGCTTTAGTAAGTCTTCCTGGTTGAAACTTACCACCTCGTTCTTGATAGAACATGTCTAAAACACCTGGACTAAACCCTGCAATGATGTGATTAAAACCTTTCTTTAATTTGTCTCCATCGCTTTCTCCCTCTTGAATAAATCGTGATCCAGACCTTGTGACACCATCACGATAAAACACGTCAGCAACTCTTTCTGAAAGCAATGCTTCAGAGGCAAACGGTTCCATAAGTTTTAACAAAGCTATTTTACCAGCTTCCATAACTTGTTTTGCTTGAGAGTCTGTAACTTCTCCTGTTTCTGAGTACGCTTGCATTGCGGCACGAACAGGCGCTGCCATAAAATCATAAGGCATCATATAACTTAGATCTACATACTCTGCTTTACCAGGCGTATGACTGATAGGCATTAACGTATGTCCCTTCATCCAAGGAGGAGCCTCAAGCTCTAACGCATCTAACTGTTCTTGAGTAAAATCTAGTGCACCCATCGCTGCTTTCTGTGCAGCAACCGGAGCAACGTAAGCCATTGCAGCGTA